GTCGTCAACGAAGGTGGTGGCGTCGGACTGGCCGATGTACCCGTACAGGCCACCGCTGAATTTGAAGACGTTGTAGCGCTGGGCCCCGGAGGCCGCGGTCCAGCTCACGGTGTTGTAGTTGCCGCTGATGAGCAAGTTGTTGGTGCAGGTGACGATGGAGGACGCCAAGGACTCATCGATGCCATTTGTGCCCACCGAGGTGACGACGTATTTATAGGTAGGTGTGCCGGTGCCTGTGGGCGTTACAGCAACGCCCGTGGGGGCGCTTAGGGTCGAGGCAAAGGTGATGGTCGAGAGTTGCCAGTTGGTAGCACCATAGCGCCTGAGCTCACGCGGTGCGTAGCTGGTGTGGCAGATGGTTAAGACGTCAGCGGACTGGACATAGTGCAGGTTAAAAAGGTCTGCCTCTAAATAGGGGGAAGGGATCTCGTAGGTGGTGCCCGTGAGCGCATACCAGCGGCCCGCGGCCAGGTCTGTTGCAAAGGTGCCCGAGGTGTGGGAGACCACGCAGTAGTAGTTGATGCCGCCGTTGGAGCGCAGGTCGCCAAATACATAGGGCGTGGTGGTGGCCCAAGCGGTGACGGCACCGGTGGTGAGTGTGGCCCCGTTGGTGTGAAAGCGGATGTAGCCGTCTCCGAACTCGAGCACCATGGTCTGGGTGGTGGAGTAGGAGAAGGGGATGAGGCGGGTGGCTTTGGGGCTTGTTTTGACGGCGTTGACGTAGGCAAAGCCGGGTCGATTGGCCACAGGCCCGTGGGGCAAGGTGATGAAGTTGCGGCACAGGGACAGGCCGGTTTGGAATTTGGCGTCGTCTATGCGGCCAAAGAACTCGGGGGTGAGCTCGCCACCACCGAATGAGCGCGAGAGGGTTCTGACGTTTGGCATATTGTTTTATCGCCCAGCGATCCAGCCCACGTTTTGGGCGATCTGGGTTCTGCGATCATTGGCGTCGGAGGTGGTGGCACGGCCAAAGACGGCGCTGAACATGGTCATGCAGCGCTTGGCTTCTGCTGCACCCATCTCGCCTTTGATGATGGGCCCGGCCAAGTAGCTGGCCAAGTACCACGCGAGTGCGTCCACAAAGAGGGGCGAGAAGGTGGTGGTGTCGGTGATGGTGCGGTTGTACCTGCACACGGCGTCGACTTGGTTGGTGTAGATCACCACGGCGCCGTCCTCCAAGGTCTCTAGGCTGAAGGTTTGGGGGGTGTAGGCGCCCGAGCCAATGATGGGGATACCGCTTTGGGTGAACCCGTAATTGGTGCCCACGCTGTAGTCGTCGGTTGCGTCCCCGGCCAAGATAGAGAGAATGTTGACGGCGTCACCAGGGGAGGCGTAGCAGTAGGCCCACTCGGGCCAGCCAGAGCCCAAGAGGGCGAGGGTCATGCGCGTGGTCGAGAAGCCCCAGGAGTGCAGCTCGAGCAGGGAGTCGCGGGCAATGGGATAAAAGCGTGCGCAGTGCTCTGCCTGCGCCGAGCCCTCGGGGGGATCGATGGAGGAGACGGTAGCTGAGTCGCCCAAGTGGCCCAGGGCCAGGTTACAGATATCGACTTCGGAGGCCATAGACATTTACCTTAAAAAAAAGGGGAGCTGGTTGGCCCCCCCTTTAAACGCGTTTTTTAAGACGCGGGCAACTAAAGAGGAAGAGGGTTACTCCCCCGCTTTAAACACGTTGTTTGCCGCGCCATCTTTGCTCTCGGGCTTGCTTTCAGCTTTGGCCTCAGTTTTGTTTTTTGGGCCTTTGACCAACTCCAAGTTGGAGCCGGGTTTGCCGTCGTACTCGACGACCTCCCCCTCTTCCACGATGGTGTTGTTGATGAAAGATTTTGCGAGAACAAGGTAGCGTGGCATGGTTTTTTTCCTCTACTGTTAAGTCACGCTAAAACCAGAAGCGTAGGTCTTGAAGTCAGCAACGTCAGCCACAACGTCAGCAGTGACGGTGCCGGAGGTGTAAGTTCCGACGATGGTGTACTGCGCGCCGAGGTAGCGCTGGCCTGTTGCAAACAAACCAGGGTTGATGCGCACCGCTGTCTTGTAGCCAGCCACCAAGGTGGCAGTGACGACGGCGTTGGTGGCACCGACGATGGTCGGTGAGGTGAGCGCCGCAGCAGCGGAGGTGATGACTTGAAAAGTCACACTGGTGCCGCCAGCCAAGGCTGTGGGTACGGTGAAGTAGACGTAGATTTCTTCACCCGCGCCCATGTCACGGGCGACTCCCAAGTCGATGGTGTTGGTGGAGACCGCTGTGACGGTCAAGGCTTGTGCGTCTGATAGGCGCAAGAATGCATCGGTGATCATGATTGTTTATCCTTAATATGTTGAGTTAATCGCACCACTTAGGCCACGAGAGATTCTGTGTTGAGCAGTTGGTCCACACGGCGCAAAGGAACGCCCAGGAAAGACAGGTAGCTGTTGGGTGTACCGAATTGGCTCAAAGCCTCTTCGACCTTCAGCACATACTGTGACTTGTCCATTGCAGCAATAGACAGACCGCTGTGCACGGTACGGTTCATGTAAAACGCTGGACGACCCATGGCCATATTGGGAATACGGTAGAGGGCGCGTGCCATCAATTTAATGAGTGCCGTTGATGCGGTGGAGAGTTGTGAGCCGGTTTGGCCCAACAGGTCGGAGATATCGATGTTGGCGATGCGAACCACATAGCGCCAATCTTTGACGACCAGGCCGTTCTTCCACTGGTAGTGGGTGCGATAGGCTTGGTAGCGGGCACCGGCTGAGTCCCACACGGTGTTGAGTCCCAGGTCTTCGTGCACGAGGCCCGCCTTTGAGCCTTTGGGGAAAGGACAAAAGACGGTGTTGTCACCCCAGACGACCAGGTATACGCTGGTGTTGTCCGAGCCTGAGCCGCCGGCGAGCATGACGTTTTGGCCGTTACCGGCGGAGGTCGAGCTGTAGCGCGTGGCCAAGCCCAGGAACTGCTTGGGGTCGGTGCCGGGGTTGCCGTAGAACAGCGTCTGTGCTTGGGTCTGGTTCATGGACTCCAAGAAAGCGACGTCCTCGCTCAAGCGGAACTGCGAGGTGTTGCCGTTGAGCTCAGCCAAGTCTTTGTCGACCTCGGAGTAGGCTTCCAACATGCCGCAAGACTCATCGACTTGGGCGGTTGTGGACTTGGTGGTTGGGATGCCTTGGTTGATGGCGCGCCAGTAGACGGTTGGCAGGCCGGTACGGATCACAACGCGGTGACCTGTGGGCAAGTTGCCTTCCATGAACATGCAGTCTTCCAAGATCTCGTTGGACTGAGACAGGAGTTCTGCGACGACGGGGACACGACCATCGGGGTCGATGCGTTTGGCCCAGTCCGCGAGGGTTAAAGCGGTGGTTGCTAGAGTAGCCATGAAATTATTCCTTTAATAAATGGGATGAATCAATGTTGAGATTGGTTTGGATACAACTGAGACGAGTAGTCTTTTGTTGTTTGACGAGCTGCTGTGCCCGAGGGCACAAAGCTGTCTTCGCTGATGGTTTTTCCGGCCCTGTAAAACGCTCGGATAAGCTCCGGGTGGTCTCCAAGGCCAGACTCGTTGAGCAGCGTTTGCAGCTCCGGAGTGCCAAAAGCTTTCAAAGCCTTCATCGCAACTTTTAAGTTTTGGTCGAGCTGGACTCCACCAATTTCTTTGTCAGTTTTTGTCGACTCTGTCCACGCAGCTTTCATGTCCGCCTGTACTTGAGCTTGTCGCTCTTGCATGGCGGGTGCGAGCTTGCTGAGCATTGCCTGTGCGTGTTCCTGATTTAGACCGGCGTCCTTGGCGAACTGCGAGAAAGCGTTCAAAGATGCTTCGTCCATGGTGACGTTCTCGGGCATCTGAAAATCGTATTTCTCTGGGACGTCTGGCTTGGTGTCCAGTGCATCCTTGTCGCCTTCTTTGCCATTGCTCTCGGCAGTGTTTGCTGCATCCTGAGTTGGTGTTAAAGCAGTGCTGGGGCTTTGTTTTGCGGCCTGGTCAATAGCTGGCGCTGCCGCGCTTGGGCTGTCGACTGTGGCCGCGTTTGACGCGTCACCTTCAGTGGTCGTTGCGGTGGTCGTCGTCTGGTTTTCTGACATCGTTTTGCTCTTTCAGCATTAATGCGTACTGGTCTGGACTGCTCTCGTTAATCAATGCCATCAGCATCAACCCGACATTGCGCTGGCCTTCTCTGAAGAAGGTCTCGCTGTTGCCGGTAAACGAAGAGCGGTACACACCAGTGCGCTCCAGCAGGCGCCAGACAATCCGACGCCCTCTCTTGCTTCCCATGAGCCACTTGAAGTCCTCCCTCTCTTGCTCGGCGGCTTGTTTGTTGCGCTCATCGGATTGCTCCTTTGCACGCTCTTGGCCTCGCAGGTCCAGGGGATCGAAATAGCTCATGTGGTATTAATTTAATCGCAATATGTTGAGTAACGCGCACCGCTTCAGACACGGCAAATCACAGCCCATTCAGATCTCCGTGGCCGTGGGTGAGTTGTAGCCAGAGAACATGCCCATCACGTCAGTCAATGCGTTTTGTCCTCCCGTGTTTGCGCCAGCCAACATGTTGGCCGTGTCTGCGTTTTGATTGAGTAACGCTGAGCGCTGTGCAGCCTGGGCTTGCTCGGCCCGTTGTTGTCGAACCAAGGCGACTTGTTGGCCAGGGACGATCAGCTCAGGGCTGATGCCCAGCATCTCTGAGTACTCGTCGGCCCACTTGTCCGAGTCGAACTTGTCCAGCACATCGGGCTTGATTGCAGCCATCGAGCCCAGGTTGGCCACGAACCTGTCCACACCGTTGGTCGCCACGGCACGCTGCGCTTGGGCCAGCATGGAGACAAACTCCACGTTGATCTCCATCCCCTGGAGCTCCTCGGGTGGGGGCGGCACGAGACCCGCCTCCAACATGCGCGTGAAGGTCATCTCGATCATGGGGTCGAGGAGCTCGTTGTGCAGGCGCTCAAGCACCGGGCCCAGCATCAAGAGCTTCTCTTCGTGGCGCTCTGCCACCTCGGTTGCTGTCATGCGTGCGTCGGTCTGGTTGGCCAGCATGAGGAAGAGGTCCGCATAGAACGATCCACGGATGCGCTCGCGCACGTCGCCGATGTCCAACAGCAAGTGGTTCAAGTCCAGGTTCACATCAAAGGCGGTTTTGATGCCACCGCTCTGCCCCGACATGTCCACAAACGACACACCACCCGGCATGGTCTCGATGTCTCGGTTCTTCATCGAGCTCGGAACCTGCAACGGCGGCTTGGTCTTGTAATCAATCGCCTGGGCTTTACGCAGTTGCTCGTGCTGGAGCTGCTTGATGTCCCCCAGCGACTCCATGCCTGGGCCATTGCCGTAGATGTCGCCCCCTGCCGTGGCCCAGCGAGGTGCCAAGGCCGGGAACTGTTTGTAGCCCGACTCGCGCAAGTACTTACCCTCTTTGGCATTGAGCTCGAAGTAGCACGACTGATAGGCCATGTTCTTCGCGTCCTTCATCCTCGGGTCCCGGTCTACCCGGGGCTCGACGGCGTGCACAATCGTGATCCACTGGTCCAAGCTTCCACGGTCATGCATGTTCTTAACCGCGGGGCTCACGTTCTCAATGCCAAACTCGCCCACCAACTCGGCCACCGTCTTTTGAAACTCGCGGTAGATGGTGTTCACATTGCCGCGGTAGTCGGTTGCCAGGGCATATTCACCACAGGTCAGCGGGTAGTGGCGGATCACGTCGTCATAGTCATCCATCACGATGGACGCTGCCGTGCCGTAGGCACCGAGCTCCTCGTACATGGAATGCAGCGCACGGTAGGTGTTGCCTTTGGAAAATATGCGCAGCATCATCTGCGTGTTTTGGTGTAACCAGACCTTGACTGCCGGACTCTTCATGAGGTCAGGGTCAGAGACACCTAAACGGAACCAAGGACGCGCAGGACTCGTCATGCCACTCATCATGCCCGCGGCCAGCACGCGAAGTGCACGCGTTCCGGTCGAGTCGTAGATGTTGTTGTGTCGACGCCAGCCCTTGTCGCGGTCTTGGATAAAGAATCTCCCCGAGCGCGGGAGCATGTAGTCCGAGATCTCTTTCCAATGAGAGAGCCAGGTAGCGCGCTCAGACTTTAACGCACCCCAGCGTGTAAAGAGCTTGTCGCGTTTGGGCAGCTTGCTGTTGGACTGTGCGTCCGAGGTGTATTCGCTCATTTAAACTCCAATCATTGTGTTTTTGTTGAGCTTGTATTCGTTGTCCGGCCCGGCGACGGTGCGCGATGAGGTAGAGCTCACACCGCCACCACCGGTTGCAGCCGGGTCAGTCAGGGAGGTGTTTTTAACTTCTTGGTTTTGCGTCAGCGTTGACTCAGCAGACGTTGCCTGCGTAGAGGGTTGGTTGGGCTTAGGCGCCAGGCCCAGGTCTGTGGCCGCGGTCATGGCTGTTTTAGCGACGTCGCCCACAATGCTTTTGGCACCTTGGCCTAAATCTTGGAGAGCTTTACCTGGGTCAAGTTTTAAAATGTCTGTGCCCACCGCTCTCACCGTGTTCCAGGTCGAGTTGAGGGCATTACCTGCGCCCTTAATAATGTTGCCAAAGAAACCACCTAAAAA